TTCCCAAGAAAAACCTCTTACTTAAATTTTGATATATCTCAAGTAAACGCTATGGTTTTTTATAAATAAGTCAAGCTAAAAGTATGATATTTATAAATCTTTCCAAGAATAAGCAAAATTTGATGTTTTTTGCTGTTTTTTGGGTGTTTTTGGCTTCTTTTGCTCAAAAGAGTCCCAATTTGGGTTTAATATGTAAATAGCAGCAAAATTGTAGACTAAACAATCCAGCCCTTCATTCCGATCACGTATTTGCTTCCAAACAAGCGATTTTCTACCTCTAACATACTTAGTAATCCTTTTTTCTGCTGTTATTTGCTTCATATACTCTTCATCAAGCGAATTTGAGAAAAATAATGAAGTTTCTTCAGGTTTAGCAGTAATTCTTCCAAAAATAGCTTCTTTTGCTGTATCTGATCCTATTCCATACAAAACAGCCTTATTTTTACCTACAAATGTTGGTCTTGATATAATTGGCTTGCCTGCTGTTGATAATCCTTTAACAGCAAAGACTCTTCTACCTTGTCTTGGTTTAGTAAATGCATAAACCTGGTTGGTATGATAACCAGAATCAACTGTAGAGCATGATATAGGTATAACTCTACCAGTTTCAGTTTTAAATCTAGTTTTTAAATAATTATCAAATTCATCCCATATTGCTCTTGTATTAGGATCTCCCCATATTATGCGGTGGTCTAATACATAACACTTATAGTCTCTTCCCCATCCGCATGTAGTTATCTCTGCTCTATCGGCTTGTAAGTCTGTACCAGTTGTTATTATTTTTACATCTTCAGGAATATTGTCTAAATCAAAGTTTAATGTTCTGCTTAACAATATTTCATAGTCTAATTCATCACCCTGCTCGTCAATCCAGCTTTCTCCTAAAGATGTATTTACAAATGTTTTTAATGTTTCAGGGTTTTTCTTAGCTTCTAAGAAATTAGTAGCCATGTCAGCCCATGTTGACCATACTGAATATAATTCAGAAATATGAAAGCCAGCAGTTTTTACACTTTTGTCAGTAGCTATCCACTCACCATTATTTATCATCCATTGCTTTTTTGACTCTTCAATAATAGATCCACATTCTTCACATGCATACGTAGCAGTTTCAGGCTTATTTTCATCCCAAACAACATTTTTCCACTTTAATACCTGTTTATGATTACATTCAGGGCAAGGAACGTAGTAATAACGCTTATCAGACTCTTCAAATGCAGATTCAATAGCAGATATACCTTTTATTGTTGGTGTACTACACATAAATATCTTTCTATTAAAGAAAGTCTTTGTTCTTGCTATTGCTAATGATATAGGTGAGCCTTCACCTTTTACATTGTGTTCAAATCGGTCTATTTCATCCAGTAATAATACACGGATGGGACGTGAGGCTAGACCTGCTGCTGATCCAGAAGAAGATATTGTAATATGACCTCCATTAAAGCGTTTATGCATAGTGGTGTTTCCTGAATCTCTACTTTTAGCGTCAGCAACTACTTCTTTTAGTCTTTCTGTATCTCTTATCATAGTAGCAAGCCTATCTTTACTAAATGCTTGGCCCATAGTTAGATTAGGTTGTACACACATTAGAGGTGAAGGATCTTGATCTATGTAATAACCTATTGCATTTAATAATATTTCTGTTTTGCCAACTTGAGAACTTGATATAACAACTATCCTCTCAATACTAGGATCATTAAACGTATCCATTATTTCTCTTTGATATTCGCAACGCGAGGTATGCCATGAACCACTTTCAGCAGAAGATTCTGGTGATAGCTTTCTGTAGCTATCAGCCCATTGGCTAATCGTTAGTTTTGGGGGAGGCTTGAACGTCTGCATTGTGCTTTTCAGCACGCTCTGCATATTCTTTAGGTATTCCATTGCTTTCCGCTAATTCATCAAGAGTTTCATATATTTCTTTGTTAATAATCGCCTCAACCTCCTGATATGTTTTTGAGGCAAGAACTAAGTGTGCAATTTTAGAAGCTAAAGCAAGTAATTGAACTCTTATGACTGCTGCAACGTCAGTCCAGGTATCTTCTACTAACTTAGCTGGTATTAATTCACCTTCTAGCTCTGATACTTTTAATTCAGCAGCATCAGCCTGCGCTCGTGTTAATCTGGTTTTTTCTTCGCCTATATCACCAGTACCATCTTTTTTAGTATATCTAGCTGCTTTTCTAAGATAGTTAATGTATGCAACTCTGCAAGCATCTATATTAACAGGCGATCTACCTCTTTTTATTATAAATACGCCTTTACGCACTAAATCCGTTACAGATTGAGGTGATAAATCTAAATGTTCTGCAAGTTCTCTCTGAGTAGCCAATTTTATATATATTTATAAGTATCAAACCCCATATTCTAAGAATAAACCACTTTTAAATCAAATACAAAAGCAACTCTATGTATTATAAATATGGTGAATGATATAGCCCTGAATCTAAAAGAAAAATGCGCTCGCGCAACCT